GCTGCGTAAAGGGATGAACATCGAACATCGAACGTCCAACATCGAATGATGAATGAAAAAACTGTAGGGCGGGCTTTCCAGCCTGCCGAAAGGTGAGGAGCATGGCGAGACGATTAGGAGATGAACTTAATGAACTGCGGTTTCAGGACAATTTGAGCGGGTCTGAGATCGTATTGTTGTACCGGATGCCCACTACCAAGGAGCGCGTGGCCTATACCAATGAATCCTATCAGCGCAAGGGGCGCAAGGTGATCAACCGGACCGTGGAGACCCGCATGAAATTCGGGCTGGCTATTCTGGGGGGATTCCGGGAGGGGGATTTCGAGCGCCAGGTTGGCGGGAAATATGTGCCCATGTCCAGCGACAGCGCATCAGACAATTACTTCCCGGAGTGGAAAGAACATATCGAGAAGTACGCGAGCGACCTGGTGGAGCATCTGGCGCTGCGGGTGTTTGATATGCCGGTGCAAATTCCCGAAGAGGACGAAGGGACGACGGACGATGGACGAGGGGCGACGGGTGAAGAGGATCTGGACCCTACCGTATAAAGGAAGATCTGGCGGCGGTTAAGACGGGGCTTTGTGATGAAAAAGAGCAAGAAAAGTGCATTGCGGAAATGGGAGACGGACCCGAGCTGGAGTGGGCCTGCGCTTATACGATCAAGTTGTTCCGGCTGCGCAGGTTAAGGCTGGCCGGGTATCCGTTTGCGGCGGATGATTTGACGGTGGAAGAGTGGATGGACCTGGGGAAAATTGACGATTGAAGATTGACGATTGAAGATTTAAGGGCCTGGCTTTTAACAATTTTCAATATTCAATAGTAAATATTCAATTATGAACAGTAATACAATCCAAATAGCGATTAAGATCGACGACAAGGGCGGGGTTAAGATTCTGCGCCAGATCGGGAAGGAATCCGAGACGGCGGGGAAGAAAGGGACCAAAGGATTTCGCACCATGTCGAAATCCGTGGGAGCTTTCAATAAGCAAATCAATCTCACCCACGGGCTGGCTACCAAGCTGGGAGCCGCGTTCGGGATGTGGAAACTCTACCGCGTGGCTCAGGGATTTCATGAGGTTATGGTGGAGGCGGAGCGCACCCAGGCCATGCTCGAAGGGCTGTATGGATCGGCGGAAAAAGGCCGGGCCGCGTTCGGGTGGGTCATGGATCTGGATGTGCCGTTCGGATTGAGCGCCATCCAGGATTCATTTGTAAAATTTAGAAGTGTGGGCATCGATCCTACCACGGGCAGCCTGGAAGCGCTGCTGGCAGGCGTGTCGGCATTCGGCGGCACCGACGAAGTGCTCAAACGGGCGTCCATTGCCATCCAGCAAATGGCGGGCAAGGGTGTGATCTCGATGGAAGAGCTTCGCCAGCAGTTGGGCGAGGCCATCCCCACGGCCATCCCGGTAATGGCCGAGCAGCTCGGTATGACCGTTGGCGAAATGGTGAATATCATTTCCAAAGGGCAACTGGAGGCCTCCCGGGGGCTGGACGCGTTTTTCACGGGCATGGCCGCCAAATACGGCGATGCCACGGCCCGCATGATGGCTACATGGGGCGGTATGACCCGGAAGATGGCCAAAGAGTGGACCGCGTTTCGCATCCAGGTGATGGAGTCCGGGCCGTTCCAGGTGATGAAAGAGCGCCTGGGGGATTTACTGACCGAGATCGACCGGCTCAAGAAAAACGGGCAGTTGGACATCTGGGCGGCGGATATGGCGGATGGGGTTCTGGCGGGCATCGACTTGATGATGGCCGGGTTTCAGGGGCTATCCAACTTTGTGTATGGATTCCGTGTAATGTTTGGAGGTATTTCACAAGACTGGCACAACATCAAAGCAGAAATGCTGAGAATAGACATTGAGGACGAAAAGCGCAAGCTCCAGCCTGGTTTTTGGAGTCGGTTCTATGCAACCGATACCGACCCAAAGGCAAAAGCCAAAATATTAGAAACCATTAAAGACCTGACTGCGCAAAGAGAAGAAGCACTGCTATCCGCAAAAGCGGGCGGCGAAATGACTGCGGACAATGTTGCAGCTATGGATCGATATTCCCAGTCCATCCAAAGCGCTCGCGATGCCCTGACCCAACTCCGAGCCGACATGGCCGCCCGGAGGGGCGAACAGCCCGAGAGCGATACGGATTTGAGCGTGCCCGGAAAACCAACACCGCTCGCAGCTCCGGACACAAAAGCCCTGAAAGAAGCGCTGAAACTCGAAGAGCAGCTCTGGCAATACCAAGTCAAGGCCGCGCAACGATATGACGATGAAATCATCGACGCGCATGAGGCCATGATCGATTACGAAAAAGCCCTGTATGAAGAAGCCGCAAAAAACAAAATCGAAATGACCGAAAAGATGTACGCGGATCTCAAATTCTCCTCCGACGATTACTACGCGTACCAGCTCAACAATCTCACCCGCCAGGCCGACGATTACGAGACCTTTACCGGCAACGCGGCCCTGGCGCATTTGTGGTTGACCGAGCAGATCAAGGCGTTGGACGCCGAGCGGCTGGAAGCGTCGCAAAGCAATAATCAATACATGATCGATCTGTCCCAGCGCACCGCCGAGGCGATGGAGCAGAATTTTTCCGACTTTTATTTCGATGTGATGCGCGGCGAGTTCGATGACCTGGGCGATTACGCGGACGCCATGCTCAAGAGCATCCAGCGGGCCACTGCCGATGTCATGGGCCAGATGAGCAAGGAAGCGCTGTTCGGCGGCGGATCGTCGGGATCGAGCGGTTTTATTTCTTCGGCCCTGAAGTGGGGCGCAAGCGCTCTTTTTGGCGGCGGATCAAAAATGGTCGGTGGTGTTGATACCGGGGGGACATATGGCTGGGGTGGTATGGAGCAGGGATTTGCAGCGGGGGGAAAGCCCGAAAAAAATAAATTTATCCTGGTGGGTGAGAAAGGCCCCGAAATTTTTTATACCGGCGATTCCGGCGGCGAAGTAATTCCCAACCATAAAATTTTCAACGAGAGCAAATCATCTGTCCAAAACCTGACCATCAGCGTGCCCGTAACCATCGAGGGCCAGGGAAGCGACCGCCTGGCATCGAAACTGTCGTATGAGATGGAAGAAACCGCCAAACGGGTGATGCGCGAGGAAATGAGATGACCAAAGGAAAGAGAAAAGAGAAAAGAGGAAAGAGAAAAAACCATTTCCTATTTTCTAATTGCTATTTCCCGTTTTCTGAAAACCGGAGGTTTTCGTCATGATGACCCTGGGAGTATACACATTCACGCAGCCGCCCCTGACCTGCACCATACCGCAAGCAGCTCGGAGGTGTAAGAATATCGACACCCTGGGAGGAACGGCATTCTTTTCATGGGGTCCGTTTCTCCCCGGGCAGAAAATCGAGATCAAATGGCGGTGGATGTCCACGACCATGTTCGACGCCATTTATGCGCTGCTGATCGCCGACGCCCAGGTGGTCTGGGACCCGGAGAATAGTCACACGTATAATGTGGAAATCACGGGATTCACCGGCGATTATCATCTGTCCGCCTATGCAGCGGCGGCCAATAAGAAAAATGTCAAACTTAAATTAACAATTATGTCACAGGCATCATAATGTCCATAACTCTCAACGCCACTCTAAAAACCGCCCAGGACGGCATCAATCACCGTCCCATCGCTGAAATTATCAGTTCGCCGATGGGAGAGATCATTCCAACTTCAGGCAATTATTTTAATTTTTTGACCGAAAAAGAAGAAGAACCCCACATCATATCGCTGTCAACAGGCCGGTTGGGAGTTGTTCTTGAGCGCATATATGTTGGAACCGGCACTCCCAGAATACATTATCTTTACACTCCGACAGATCGAAGCGAATGGACAGAAGTCTTGATTTCGCCACATAGTTATTATGATCCGTGTATATGCGAGCTTGCCAATGGGAATGTTGGTGTTGTAGTGAAATGCAATAATGATCTATACTATAAAATCATTACGCCGACCGGAGCAACGGTTACCGATTGGACATTACTATACGATCCCGGAACCAATTGGGTTGCCAATCCATATGTTATCAAGCTGGCCAATGATAGTTATCTTTTGGTATATCCGGAAGGCACCGGGACACCGCCGAGCGAATCGAACACATATTCTTTGCAAATGCGCACATCTTCTAATTTCACTTCCTGGAGTGCGTCGACCGACATCACGCCGGCTGCATTCGCATCCGTTCGATATTGTAACAATCCCCATCTATTACAAGTGACCAGCGGACGGATATTTCTTCATGTTGATTATTTGAACAGCTACGTTAATTTGACCGAATTGAACAATATTTATCACATGACATCCGATGATAATGGTGCAACATGGTCTGTTGCAACCAAGGTAACGGATTTCACGGATCTTGGCCAAACAGCCACGCATCCAACGGCCACGGAAAAATCCACTGGCGACATTACGTTCATGTATGCCCAAAAATCGACCGTGAAGACACTTGATGTGGATATGACCGGCTATCCATATGGCCTATTGATTGGTGGCATTATCACCTTTGATGAAACCACGAAGGAAATTCACTGGAGTCATACGATTTATTCCGGGGGCCCGCCAAGATGGGGAATTACTACGATAGATACCCAGTCATGGTCATGGGTAAAAACAATAACGGAAGAAACTATCCCCGCCATACAAGCTGAAATTGTCGAAGTATATCCGTCCGACTGTGAATGGACATGTAGTTTGGTTAATATTCCGGGCACAATCCAAGCCTACAATCACACTAATGATTCGTCAAAACTCTATAAATGGGGGTTTCCCACATCCGGCAGTAAGACTTATGTGTTGGATATGCAAGCAGCATGTGGATTTGCAAGCCTCTCTCAGGTGAGCGCCTGTGTCGCCACTCATAACGGGATACAAAAACTAATCATATTCCATGTCTGTAACGGTTACGGCTCAAATGCATTTAGCGCCGGATGGATCGACCTGAATGAAAATGCTGACGCTATAACCGGCCTGTACACATACCATGAGGTTTATAATAGTATTCCCGGCACAAATGTTTCGGGAGGTGTGCTGGATCAAGAAAATATCAGATGGGACTATGAGCACGATTGCGTTATGTCTATGGTATATGGGACAGTTTCATATTGGCCCGGAATATGGGTTTTGAATCCTCAAACCGGAAATGTTTATCTGGAATTAAACTATACAATACATTTCGGATTTCCGAGATACGGTGCAAGAGACGCTGTTTTTGTCGGCGATGATTTATATTTTTCATTTCCATATTGCAGTGCTCAGCCGGACCGGCGGGGACTGGGGCATTATTCTGCGGCAACCGGCACAATATCCTATCATGAACCGACATGGGCAACGGCAAATGAATATAATTTAGACAACTTCGTTAGTATGGGCGACGGCAGAATTTTGATGAACAGCAACAACACGCTTGGAGATGGGGGCGGCATAGTTGTCTACGACACAAACACCGGAGTGTGGATGGTTTTCAATGATGATACATATCCGGGTTTTGGTCATACCGGCAACTATTGGGGTGATTTGTGTTACGATCCGGCAACAAAAACGATTTATGCGCGTTATGCCAACTCAATCGTGGCTTTTTCGGAATACGGCCCATACAGCACCCTGCTTTCAAATGAAATAGAAAATGTCGATTCAACCATCGACTATGGAGAATATTTTACGTTCAGTTATTACAATTTTGAATATCAGCCAAATATTGTTTTCGATTCGGACGGCGTGCTATGGGCGGTCTGGCAGCATGTTCAGGACGGAACGGAATCCTCAGCTAAATGGGCCAATCTTTTAGATGACGTTGAATTTACGGATGATATCACGGGGGCTATTTCTATTACCTGGGATGTGGAAAGAATTGCACAGTTGCAGTTTTCGATCGCCCACGGTCACTTGTACGATCCTCAAAATCTCATGTCAACTATGGCCCCGTTTTTGCGTAAAGGCCGCAAAATTTTGATTAAACTTGGAGAAACCGTTAGTAGTACAGATTACTTCCAAGAACAAGGAGAATTCTGCATCACCTCCGTGGCGTTGGAATATGCGACGGGCAAATACCCCACGGTCAACGTGAGGGCTGAAGATAATCGGACGCTGTGGGAGTTCAACGAAGTTGTCGCCACCACATATTACGAAAATCAGAGTCCGTACAATGTGCTGGAAAGCGTGCTGCTCAATCACGGGAATATGTCCGCCGGCGAGCTGGATATCCCGGAAACCTGGGAGAATGAGCACAATTTGTATCATCAGTTTGTGGATATGACCCTGGACGATATCGTGCAAACATTGATGGATCATTTTGGGTATTTTCCTTACGTCAATGTGGATGGCAAATTCGAGCCGAGATATATTAATCTTAGCAAGGCCACGGATCACATATATTCTGACAATACCAAAATCATTAAGTACACGCCGGATGATAAATACTCTTCTTTTATTAATCGGGTGATCGTTAAAGGGATTTCACACGCATATTTTGAAGTGCTGTATGAAGAGGAGGTGATTACCTCCCTGAGAGGGACTACGGGATGGTGGGGGAAAGATGTTAATGAAACCGCGTGGTATTCGGATGATCATAATCGTACCTGCCGGTATCCCCGACTGGAAATTCTGCAATCGGTGACGGAGTTCCATATATTCGGAATTAAGGGCGGCGGGGATGAACAGATAACAGACACGGATGAAGATGAGCAGTATGTGATTGTTACCATTGAAAGTCCCAACCTGGTTGGGGTTTTAATTGCAGCAATAGCTTCGTGTGTTAGTATTATTTCAGCGTGCACTGGCAGTTGTGATGGTGGACCACACAAAACCGGATGGTGTTCATGGTGTAATTATGGCATGGTGATGTCTCTTAATGTTGCCTTAATGATACTAGGAGCAATTGCATCGTATAGTTACAATATCTGGGCACGTCCCATCGGGCATGAGAAACGAACATTTCAGGCTACCGCCGATGACGATGAACTTCAGGCAGAGATGGGAAATAAAATTGTTTCCGCGACCATCGATGATCCCATGTGCTACACCATCTCAAGCTGCCAGACTGTAGCGGATCATGAACTGGCCGTAATCATGGCGCAACGCCGGAGACTCAAATTTTGCAAGACATCGCATCTTCAGGATGAAATCGGTGATGTTGTTGAATTCGTGCATCCGTATTCCGGGGAAACATTGAAAAATTTTATCGCCAAACTAAAACGCACATGGGTCATCGGCGGGGACTGTACGGATGAAATCGAAGGCTGGAGAATCATGTCGTGAGATTGAGCGGACGAAAATTTGCAAACAAATTCATCGAAAAGAAATTAAAGCCCACGTCGGAAACCCGGGACGCGATTATTTTTGAGGTGGATTCGAGTGCGCATGTTTGCAAGTGCCGGGTCCAGGGGTCTGATGAATACGTTAACGCTTATTATCCCAGGAATGAAGCCACTATTCCGAGTTGGATGAAGCCCGGCAACGCGGTGCGCATATTGCACAGAACTGGTGTTCGCGGGCACTGTGAAGTCATTGGGCACGGCGGGGCAATTCCAACGCCTGTGCCGGGATCACCGGAGCGACCCGACACGTCAAGTTTGGCAAACGTTATGCTGACCGGCGGGGAGGTCACGGCAGCCGGAGGCATGGCCGCAACCATTAATGACGGCACGTATCGGATTAACGGTACGACCTATACGTTATCCGGCGGAGCGTTCGGGTATCCTATCATGAGCGAAGCAAATCCGCCCATGACCATGAGCGAAGCATATCCGCCGGCGGTAATGGGCGACCCGATAGGCGTGAACTATCCGGTTATGTCCGAAACCGATCCGCCGATGGTTATGAGCGAAACCGATCCTCCGGCCACAATGGGGATTGTTATCGGAACGTACACCCTGGATGATATGGTTAATGGTGCGGGCTGGTTTCGGTATGACACATTTCAGGTGGGTGAAGACGGGATTGTGGATTACGTCAAAGGGGCCGAGGCCAACGGAGAGCCAACTCCGCCCAGCATATCGACGGATCATGTGCAGGTGGGGCCTTGCATTCTGGTGATCGGCGGGCAGTCCGAAATTGCGGATGCGAACATCGGCTGGGAATGGACAGACCCGTATGCTTCCACGTTGGTGATCACGGCGGATGATGAATTCGCATGGGATGCCGGAAACGATTATCCGGAGAAAAACATATCGGTTGCAATGAAGGACCAATACGAGAACACCTATGCGGATATTCGAACTTTTACGCTATATCTTTCCATAGGCACCGGCCAGGTATGGTCATTAACAGCCGGCTATGATTCTGAATCGGTTAGTAAGATTTCAAATGGTGGGTATACGTTTAAATATCGGCGGGACCAAACCGTTACGGAAACCTCTCCATCGTTTATGATCACAGCATCCGGCAGTGAGGGCCTGGTGGCGTTTCATAACATGATATTGATTGGTGAAACTGGCTTAGAGATTCGGCAAAACAGCGGCGGGGGGTCATATCAGGAAATTACTTCATCTGGCGGGGCGGCAACAGTTGACTGGAGCGAGGGGGCTGAAGCGGAAATCACAACAACAGAAGATGTGACATTTACTTTTTCGGGAACCGTGGAACATCGCAGCAAGTTGACGTTATTGATTCGGCAGGACGGTACGGGTGGGTGGACACCTACGCTCCCATCAGATGTGAACTATGGTGACCAGGTAACAGAAGAAGTCGTCAGCACAGCAGCAAACAGCCGGACATATCTCGGGTTCATATACGACAAACCCACGGATAGCTACGATCTTGTGGCATATGCAGGAGGATATTCGTAAATGGGAGATTTAATTCCAACGATGACTTCTAATACAACGCCCAGCGGAGTGGTAAGTGCCAGCGCTTATTTTCCAGGATGTGACCCTTGGAGAGCGTTTAAAGATGATAATTCCGATTCATATGCGAGTGCAAGACCTGGAAGGATGGCTGCAATATGAATTTCCTACGGCTGTAGTAATTGGGCAGTATACTGTTACCACCAGAAATCAAGTTGGGCTCCCGACAGTTCCAAAATCCTGGACGTTTGAGGGGTCTGATTGTGACGGGTCTGATGATATTCCAACGATGACTTCTAATACAACGCCCAGCGGAGTGGTAAGTGCCAGCGCTTATTTTCCAGGATGTGACCCTTGGAGAGCGTTTAAAGATGATAATTCCGATTCATATGCGGCAACTTCCGGATGGCTGCAATATCAATTCGCGTCGGGCAAAGTCATCACACGGTATATAATTACCACCAGAAATCAAGCAGGGGTTCCAACAGTTCCAAAATCATGGACGCTTAAAGGATCAAACAATGGTACGGATTGGGATGTACTGGACACTCAATCTAATGTTACCGACTGGGCAGCATGGTATAATTACAGACGGGTTTTTGATATCTCAAATTCAACTTCATACACGCATTATCGAATAGATATTACGGCATCAAACAGTTTAATATATGTTGGAATTGGTGAACTGGAAATGATGGAGGGAGCTTATGCAATCCTTGACACACAAGCAGACGTAACCGACTGGGCATATTTGGCTGATGAAAAAAAATATTTTTTGATCAGCAATACCACAGCCTATAAATATTATCGCATAGACATCACCGAATCTAATGATAATGCGTTCATGTATGTCGGTATTGGGGAAATGGAAATGATGGAAGCAGTTAAAGGATTGCCATTAATGTTTTTGGTATTTCCAAACGCATTTTAAGGAAAAAGTAAAATGATGGAAAAGATTTTAAACGAGTTAAAAGAACAGACAAAAGAGCTCCGGTTTCTAAGAAAACTCATGGAAGAAGTTTATTTGAGCAAAGACGAACATACGCAAGAACAAAAGGATAAAAAACAAAAGGTTCAAAACAGTTTAAATCTTTTAAAGGATCAAATTATACAGGCCCCGGCTCTACAGGGAAACGCGGAGGCTCGGACCATGATCACAGAAATTTTTAAAATGATGTAGGGAGGTCGCAATGAGTACTAATTATCATACACCATTTACGGATGAAGTCACCCAGTATAAACCCACCCATATGGGTGCGCCGCTGGCCGAACTGGACGCGCAGATCACGGCCAATGTGGCAGCCGTCTTGTTACGGCTGCAAGCCGGTGATTTCATCTGCCTGTCCAATGAAATATTGTGTTTGAGCGATGAACCACTAACCACCTGGGTATAAAACACGCCCAAGAGAAAAACAGGGAGGAAAACAGCATGGACGCAAGAAAATATTTAATGACCAAGTTAACGGAAATCCCGGTGACATTAGCACTGGATGCGGTTGCGACAACAACAATTTTTACAGTGCCTATTGGTAAAATTATGATCCCGTTCGGGCTGCCGCTGGTTGCCGGAGCTGATTGCGGGGCGTCGGTGCTCACTGTCGGCAGAGTGGGGGCGCTCACGGATTTTATTGCGTCAATCACATTGAGCAACATCGATGCCGCCGGTGACATGGCCTGGCTCCAGCCCGTACCCAACGCCACACCGGTGCTGCTCAAAACATACGCTGCCGGCGTGATCTTCCAGATTGATGTCACCACGGCCCTGGGCGGTGCCGTGAATTACGTGGATTTGTTTGGATGGTTGAAAGATGCGTAAAGGTGTCAGGTTTCAGGTGTTAGGAAAAAAAACCTTCAGTCCTGACACCTGAAACCTGACAAAGCGGAGAAAAAATCACGGGGCAGTCAGGGCGGGGACATTCGGGACGTCCATAAATAAGTAAACAACCCAATACCAAAAGGTAAAAAACCATGAAAAAATCAATCATTACCGCGTTAATCCTGGCCCTGGCGCTGTGCGCCTCGGCGGTGTGGGCCGAATGCGTGTGGGTCTGTGATAACGATACGACAGCCATCACCGTGCAAAAGGACAAGGACGGACGGCGATCCGTGTGGACCGAGGTGATCCGCGATGATCAGGACAAGCTCATATCGCGCCGGGTGGATACGTACTCGTACAAGCAAAACGGAGACGTGCATGTGATCAATCAGCAGGTATTTGGTGCGGACAACAAAATAAAAACAAAGAAGGATATCACGCATTATCCGGATAAACAGCCCACGGTGGATGTGGTGCAGGCCGTGGCGGGGGCGCTGTAAAAAACAGGAAAGAGGAATTAGAAAACAGGAAAGAGGAAAAAACCGGAGGAAAACATGAAAAAAACATTACCGAAATCCGCAGCCACGGCGCTGATCGTCATCGCGCTCATCGGCATATACTGTGCGACCCAGGTCCTGGCCGGGGCATCCATGTCAATGAAAAGTTCGCACCGGCCCAGCCAGGTGTTGAAAACCGGGCAGACAACCAGCTATGCCACGGGCGATGACGGCGATCTGGAGCTGGGAGTCGCGCGGTCATATACCATATATACCACCGGCCAATATTCCGGAACAACCAACATCGTTATCAATGGCAAAACCCATGCCCTGAGCAACAACTGTGTGCGGGACAACCGCACCGGGCTCATGTGGGCGAGGTATGTGCCCACGGCGGATATCGGCCCGGCGGCGAGCGGGGAATTGTTCTGGAAAGCGTGGACTATTACAAAAACGGATATCTCTTTTGTCAACGGTACCGGCAAAATACACAGCGTGGCCGGGGATTTCAGTGTGGATGCCCTATGCGCGGGCCGAAAGTTTACGATCTCCGGGACGGACTCCAACGATGGGACCTACACGGTATCGGCTATCGATGCCAATGACATCACCACGGTTGAGGGGGTTGCCGATGAAGCGGCGGGGGATACGGTTGTCGTGACAACCGTTGATGACTTGATCTGGGACGCCCTTGCGCAGGCCAATGCCAACAGCCTGGGCGGGTATGATGATTGGCGGATTCCTAATTATCTGGAGTTACCCACCATTGTCGACCTGGGAACCAGTTCGCCGTGTATTGACACGACCACATTTCCGTCAACACCGGGATCGTATCACTGGACCTCGTCTACGCGTCCCGACGTCACTACGTACGCATTCCGCGTGCGTTTTAACGACGGGAGCGTGAACTACTACGTTGAGCAGGCAGGTAAGTATTACGTGCGTCTGTGCAGAGGATAGATTATTTTGATATTTTGACACTTTAATCATTTGGTCTTTGAAAAATGGCACACTATGAACATCTGCCGATCTATAAGTCGGCACTGGATTTATGCATTTACTTCGAAAAGATCGTTCGGCATTTCGACCGGCATCATAAATACGTGATCGGCGCGGATTTGAGGCGATTGAGCGTTAAATCGGTGATGCTTGTCATAAAAGCCAACGATGCTCGAAATAAGGTTTCGCTGCTTTTACAGCTCAAAGACGCACTGGAAGAGATAAAAATATTGGTTAAAATTTGCAAGGAAGTAAAAGCGTTTAACAGCTTTAAAAGTTTCGAGGTATCGGTCAAGATGGTCGATAGTGTGGTCAAGCAATGTGCGGGCTGGTTGAAATCGCAAACCAGACAACCTGGCCGGAATTGATCCGCATCGAAAGACGGATCGAGAGAGCCATGATTATCCTGCGTTTGTTTCGCCCAGGAGGCATATAATTATCCCGGTTTCGTACTCGATAAGAGATCGGCGCCGTGATCTAAAGTAAGCAAACAAAGCGTCTACGCGTCCCGACAACACTACGAACGCATTCAACGTGAATTTTAACAACGGGAACGTGAACAACAACAATAAGCAGACAAATAAGTATTACGTGCGTCTGTGCAGAGGATGTCGAAGGATGTTTACCTATCAGCAGCTATATGGATGTTACCTGAAATGCCGTAAAAACAAAAGGAACACCATCAACCAGCTCGCATTTGAAATCGATGCGGAGCGGAACCTGTTGCGGCTGGAACAAGAGCTGAACAACAGGACGTACCGCCCGGCCAGATCTGTGTGTTTTGTGGTGGACCGGCCAAAGCTCAGAGAAATATTTGCCGCTGATTTCAGGGACCGGGTAATACACCACGTGCTGGTGGATCACCTGGAGCCCCGGGCGGAACCCAAGTTTATCTTTGACAGTTATGCGTGCCGCAAAAACAGGGGCACCCATGCGGCGGTAAAGAGGCTTCAAGGCTTTACCCGGAGCGTGACCCGGAACAATTCTCGGCGGGCATATTGCCTGCAACTGGATGTGAGATCCTTTTTCGTTAGCATCAACAAGGATATTTTATTCGACCGGGTGAAAAAATATACCGACGATCCTGACATGATCTGGCTGGCCGAAATAATTATATTTAACGACTGTACCCAAAATTGTAAAATGACCAGGGGTAAGGATTTGCTTCAATATGTGCCCAAACATAAAACCCTGTTCAAGCAGGATAAAAGCAGGGGTTTGCCCATAGGAAACCTGACGAGCCAGTTTTTTGCAAATGTGTATTTGAATGAATTGGATCAGTTTGTAAAGCACACATTAAAATGCCGGAATTATATGCGATATTCGGACGATGCGCTGATTCTGCATGAGGATAAAGAGCAGTTGGAGAGATGGAAAACAGAAATCGAAACATTTTTAAAAACACAGTTGGGTCTGGACCTCAACGAGAGGAAAACGACCATTAACCCAGTGGGAAATGGAATCGATTATCTGGGATATATCGTCAGGCCGTTTTACATCCTGGTGCGCCGCCGGGTGATTAATAATTTAAAACACAAGATTCGCGCCGGAAGACTGACCCGGGAATCATTGATGTCGTATCTGGGGCATTTTAAGCATGCGAATGCATATAAATTAAAACAAAACATTAAAATGAAACTAAAAGGGGGATCACAATGAAAAAAATACTATCAACAATTACCGCTCTGGCCCTGGCCCTGTGCCTGCTCACCGCCCCTGCAATGGCTGCGAACACGGTGACATCCGACGGCAATTTTATATACATCACCGATATTGATTCGGACTGGACGTGGAGCACGCTGCTGCCGAATTACGCCAATGGCGCTCCTGTGATATCCATACAGTTCAACCCGGGTGCCGCTGATGACGTGGCCGTATTTCTGGCAGGTGCGGCCGGGGAAGCGGCAGTGTTCGCCACCGGCAAGTGCACCGACGAATATGACGCGCGGATCAAAATGTTCGACGGCATCCCGGTCAAAATATTTTTCGATTTCGGCGAGTCAACCATCACCGCCGGCGCCAGCATCACCATCACCCTGCGTCTGCCCGTGGCCGACCAATTTTAAGCGCAATGAAAATCACAGGTGTTATATTGGCGACTATCTTATTTGCCGCCCCTGTGGCCGCCGAGCGCTATTTTGTGGTCACGGCGTTCGATGTCGAAGCGTATGAATCGGGATATAGTAATGAGGTCAAATTTTCGGGCGGCGCTTGGAGCGTGACATTCGAGTGGCGCGCCAACACCGAGCCGGATCTGGCTGGGTATAGATTGTGGAGCAGCAAGGTTCCCGGCGGGCCGTATGTGCAGGCCGAGTATCCAATTGCCTGCGGCACCGGTAATGCCACATGCTGCACGCAAACCCTGTCCATAGAGGACCCAAAAAACATTCAATTACAAGGAGATCAGCCATGAAGAAAATCGCAACCATACTGTTAATTTCAACACTGTTAATTTCAACAGTAGTTTTCGCCAAACCGTTTATCACCACGGCCCCGACTGACAGCGAAATCACCCATTATGTTTTGACGAATGAGGATGCGGGGACGTCAGAAACCGTTCCCGCCGAAGATCTCGGCGATGGCACGGTCCGGTGCCATTATGACGTGGCCCCGCTGGATCTCTCCAACGGCAATCATAATTTCACAACCAAGGGAATCAATGACCTCTGGGGATTGGAGACGAACCCGATCCCTTTCGTCTTCAACAAACCTGCAACCCTCGAAGACCCTGCAGGTATAGGATTAAGTGCCGAGTAGAGGATCGTAATCAGTTCGACCTTAACAGAATGACAACAAAATGAGGCCGCCCCGGTAGAAGCGACAACTTCCCCAGGGCGAAAAGCTGTTCATGATACAGCCAGACATCTGAAATCAGACGGCCTCGGCGCTCGGACCGAACACGAGGCTTGTAGCACGATTTCAGGTTCCATGACAAGGAGGCGACATGAACAGCCCGCTCGCGTATATCGGTGGAAAATCAAAGCTCTCTGACACAATAATTAAGATGATACCGGAACACAGGGCCTACTGCGAGGTATTTGCCGGCGCAGCCTGGGTCTTCTTCCGGAAGGAGCCGTCCAGGTACGAGACGATCAACGATCTGGACAGCGACCTGGTTGTATTTTACCGGGCATTACAGAACCACCTTGAGGAATTTCTAAAGCAATTCAAATGGCTTCTGTCGTCAAGGGAATGGTTTGAGGACTGGAAGCGGCAGCAGGAAGCCGGGGGCCTGACGGACATCCAGAGGGCGGCAAGGTATTATTACCTTCAAAGGCTTTCTTTTGGGGGCAGAGTGCGATCCAGGACCTTCGGCACCGGACCCATGCACAGACCCAGGATTAACCTGTTGCGCATCGAGGAGGAGCTTTCAGAAGTTCACTTACGCCTGGTCCAGGTGACCATAGAACACCGTCCCTGGCAGGATTTCGTAAGGCGCTATGATCGAGACCACACGTTCTTTTACCTCGATCCGCCTTATTACCAGGCGCCCTATTATCAGCACAATATGGACCTAAAAGACTATAAGGAGATGGCCAAGATCCTGGGCGGAATCAAGGCTAAATTCATACTAAGCATCAACGACCACCCCGAGATGAGAAATGCTTTTAAAAGGTTTAAAATAAAGCCCGTCACATTAAAATACAGCGTGGCCAAAGAAAAACAAACCACAGGAAAGGAACTTCTTATAACTAATTATTAACCGTCGGTAGACCCGACAACCCCCACATAGTGATACAAAAAAAAGTGTATTGACTGCACCCGATAAGTCAAACACTTTTCCTGCGTCCAGACCCCGCCCACTCAATTTTTGTAACCGATTACGTTTCATTAAGTAACCGAATACGTTTCAGTTGTCATTCGGCAAAGTTATAAAGGGGGCTGTTGACAGGGTCAATGGAATGGAAAGAGAAGCAAATCGATCGATTGTGGATCTTCTG